CTTTGTGTCATTGCAAATGTTTGAGTTGACCCGTCACCAGTTAAGTTATCAACAACAAGTTGAACACTACCAATCTTAGCTACCTGGCTCCATGCATTGTTGTAAAAAAATTCAATACGGCTAGTAGACTGATTAAATCTCAATAGTCCGCTTGCAGGTGCATCACCAAAGCTACTACTTGGAACGATTGGAAGTTGTACCGCAAAATTTTGATTATCGTGTACTGTAGGATTTTTAAGAAATCTTGCCATTATTAAATTCCAATTGAACTTACTGTTGCTGAGATTGCGTTGGCGTTACTACAGTTGGCCATAACTGCATCACCAATTGTTCCTAGAATAAATTTTTCAGCATAAACAATTTGTGTGTTGTATGCGGTTAAACTTACGTTTGAATAAATGATTGTTGTAGAGTTGGCTACACTACCGGCTGGCACTATGTAAATATTTGCCACCTGTGTGTTAGGTGTAAAGTTGCATAGGTGAATTGTTGTAATTGCACTTGTGCCAGTTGAACTTTGGTTAACAAAAATGTTTGCCGCTGTTGTAGTTAATGTGGTGTTTTGAATTGCCATTTAATGATCCTATCCGAATACGATGCTGTATGCTACTGCTTTAGCTTTTGTTACTAGCTCTGCACCAGTAGATTGTGTGTTAGTTACATATACACCAGATCCGCCACTGCCTGCGGTATTTGCAAAAATTTGCACACTACCATGTGTACTATCTGTGTATAATGTTGTGCCGGTAATATTTAAGTTAGCCGAGGAAGGCGCTGACAGAACTAAATTTCCAAACGTTGTTCCATTGCTAGTAACTTGCCATGACTTAACTGACTCGTTCCATAACAATGATACATTTGCCTGTGTTCCGCGGTCAACTGTAATACCAGCATTTAATGTTGGTTCTACGTTAGGGCTTAGTCCAGAATTTAGTGTAATGATATTATCATATATCGAAGTATTAGTACTTTCAATAATAGATGTGTTACCGGTTACGATCAGATTACCGTTAACTGTCATTAGAGGAACGTTAACTGTATACGAATCTGGAATATTTTTTATTGTAGCCATTCTATTAAACCTTAATTTAGTAGTATTTATGCTTGGCGCAAGATCGTGTTTTCAATAAAAAACCCGCCGAAGCGGGTTTTTAGTAGAGCTTAAATTAATTAAGCACTTTGTACTTGAACAAATAATGCGTCCGGTGTAGCTAAACGATAACGGAACTTGTTAGGGAATCCAGAACCGTCGTTGCCAAAATCGTAAGCAAACTTGTTAGTAATACGGCAAGCGTATGTACTATTAGTAATAGATACCAAGTTTTGCGCAGCTACGTTACCAGATACTGCAATAGTTACGTTACTTGCAGTATTAATTGCTGTAACTTGAGCAACACCAGCAGTACCAGTGAAACCAATGATATAATCACCAACACGCGGAGTTGTAACAGGACCAACTGGAGTCGATGTCCAAGTTACGTATGTACTTGTTGCTCCACCAGCAACGTTAGCAGAAGCAACGTTAGCAGAAGCGGTAGATAAGTTGATTAAAACATTCATCTGACCAGCAGCTAAGTTAGGGTTGTTAACTAATGTGCATTTGCCTGTTAAGGTACCATCGGTTACTTGAAACTTGTGTGCACCTTTTTGTGCCAAGATTGAACCAGGTAAAGAACTTCCACCAGTGATATACACCTGTGGTTGAATTTGATAACCGGCTTGACTTGTTACGCCGCCTGTACCGCCGATGTGTGCGCCATCAACGATAGTTGGGCTAACGTATGCGTCATGAACGAATCCGCCGCTTGTTTTTTGAATTTTTAGTTTGTTTGCCATTTTATTTCTCCTTTGCCCCATGGGCGTTAGCGTTCTAGGCTATCCGGAGTGGTGCTCCGAAAGTTCTTATGAACAATAGTATTTATGAGACCAACAAAAAAGGACCTTTCGGTCCTTAATTGTTTCCCATCCCTGAGAATTTACTTCTTTTGTTGTTTTAACTTTCGTTAAATCAATTGCTTGATTATTGGAAAGATAAGTTAGCTACAGCGATTTCACCAACATAGTCACCAGCGTTACCTAGAGATGATGCTGTGTTTGTTAACTCAACATATCCATAACGTGTCATGAAACTTACTACTGGTTCGAATGTAGATGGATCTAAAACAACACCAGAACTCATTAGGGGGATATAAGGGCAATAGAACGCAGCTGCATCAGCCTCGCTAGAACCTTTGTAACCAACTAAAACAGCCTGTGAGTCATTTGCATAACCGTCAACATAAATCTTCATTGCGCCATTTAATGTACCAACAAACTTAGTGTTTGTAGGAGCTTCGAATGTACCTTCTGTTGTGCGAGCAAAAGCAGAAGTTGTAGCACTTTGTAGAACTGTTAAACTAGCTGGAGATACAACAGCCCAGTTACCAGCACCACGACGTGTACGCTGAGCGATCAAGTTTGCTGTACGGTTGATTAGAACAGCTAAAGCAGCGTGCTCGTCACCAACGAATGTAGCAGTACCTGAAACAGCGGACTGGTCAAAAGTGTAATCAGTTGCGGCTAGAGCACGTAGGGAACCTAGGATCTCTTGGTCGATTTCAACTGTAATTTCTTGTGCTAAAGCAGCCATGATTTCAGCTTCAACATCTAAACCGTGCATAGACTGAGCGTCTTGAGCGGCTTCAAATGTCCAACGAGCTGATAACTTGCGTGTTTTAGCTTCAACAACTTGTTTTAAGATTTGAACGTTGATACGGTTACCTGCTACGCCTTCTAATGATGCTGTAGAAGTAGCTTGGCCAGTAGTATTACTACCAGAGTATGCAGTTGCAATCTTGAACGGGCTTAATGCTTCATCGCCAGCGTTTACAGAAGTTGCGTAGTTGCTTGAATCAGATACTGAATCAGCATAACGAACACGTAAAGTATGGATCTGAGCCACAGGGCCAGTCATTGGTTGTACGCCAACGATTTCGTTAGCGATAACTGTTGGCATTACACGACGGATAACAGGTAGAATTACACGGTTTAGTGTAGCTACGTTACCAGCTTGTGTACCACCAGCTGTTGCGTTTTCAGATAACATCTTGCGAGTGTTTTCTAGAATAACGCCCATTGTTGTGCGGCGTGAGCCTTGAAGTCCTTCTAACAGGGCATCCTTGGTTTCGCCCCAACGGCTTTCTAATAATGCTTGTGTCATGATATTTCCTTTTCCTTTTAGGGTTTAATTAAGCCCTGCTAAACGCTTCATCTCAAAAACGTTAGACATTACATCTAATGCTTGAGTAGACTCAACGGCAGTTTTAGCAGTTTTATCACCAGTTACTACTGCACGACTCTCAGTTAATGCGACAGCTTTAGGGGCTGGAGTATTAACACTTGAATTGTTCAATACAGCTGGAAGATACTTTTCGTATGCAGTTTGTAAACGATCTGTCTGCACACCTTCAAGAAGGTCACGCATAATTGCTGACTTTTCTTTGTTTAAAGGCTTCAACATTTCTGCAAGACGTTCTTTGCGTTGTGCTGATTCCTTAATAATTTTAATTTCTGTTTCTTTTGATTCAACTAATACATTCTTTTCTTCAATTGCCTGAACTGCTTCAGATAATTTACCAGTTACTAATTCAACTTGTGATTGTAACTGACGGATTTGTTTGTTCTCATTTAAATGAGTACCTGCAAACTCGCTTGCAAATGCTTCGAATAGACGACGACCAAACATGTTCTCGCGAGCAATTTGGATATCTTCTTTTAGTTGAGTCAATTCTGACTCTAACGAACTGGTAACAGCCTCTTTAACTGCGGCAGCAGACTGAGCAACGAATTTTTGTTGAAGTTCAGCTAATTTAGCTTTACCTTCTGCAACCAAGCGAACCTTAGTTTCCACTACGGCTTTCTTGTCTTGTTCGAACTCTTGAATTTCTTCTGCTAATGCTCTCATCGTGAAAGACTCTAGTTTGCCAATGGCATTCTCGTATGTCTTACGATCAGCACGTAGTTCTTTAATTTCTTCACTTAGTTTTGCAACCATGAAGTTATTGAACTTGCCTGCGCTTTCAACCATTTTGCGTTTAAATGCAACACGGTCTTCAGCTAATTGTTGTTTTTCGTCTGCGAACTCTTGTAGTTCAGCAGTGAGAGACTCTGTAACCATTTTATCTAGAGCTTCAACCATAACTTGCTTATCATGCTGGTAACGTTGAGCAAATTCTTCGCGTAATTCTGCACGAACTTGTTCTTTAGCTTCAACAATGCGGCTTTCCCAAGCTTCGCCAATGGCTTGCTTAGTTTCCTCATTAATGATTCCGTTATCCAACAATGGTTTAATAGCATCTAACATTGGATATTTCTCCTATAGTTTCAAATCTTTGATTAGGGCTTCAATGCCCTGTTTCAGGTACTTCTGTACTTTTTGATCTTGAGCGGCTTCACGTGCCGTTTCAAATACCTTGTTGCCACCACGCATATTCATCAAGCCTTCATAGATGGCTTTAGGATAAGCATGAGGAGCACTAGGTTGTGCTACGATGTCAACGGTAATGATTTCAAATTCACTAACGTGTCCACTTCCTTCGTTTACCTGACCAGATCCACGTGAACTAACTCCCAGCTTAACACCGGAAGTAATCATAGCTTTTGCTAATTCGCCCATTGGGGTAGGTAATACTTTTAATTTTCCAAATCCACAAGGACCGTCCATCCACATTTTTGTAATCATGTGACTAACGCGGTCCAAGTTGATCTTTAAATCGTCTGGATGATCTATTTCGCCTAAGACGCTATAGCCACCTTTTAGTTGTTCATTAATAGAGTCAACAGCTTTTTGAATTTCATGAACGGGATAAACACGTTGGTTAGCGTTTTTGACGCCTCCCTCAATGAATATCCCTTCCATATAGAGATCCTTACCAGTCCCGGATGCGTTATCTTCGGTAATAACCTTGATATTCGCACGGTCAAATGTTAAGTTCTCTGCTAGGTACAAAGCCATTTTATGTTCCCTATTCTTTATTAGCGTACTTTACCGCCGATTTCACTCTTCTTGTTAATTGGAGCAGAACCATCGTTACCAGCTAATTTACCTTCGCCTGAGCCTTTTTTCTCAGCACCGTGGCCACTACCAGTTGGGGCTAATTTCTTATCGCCGCCTGGAGTATTGCCTACTTTACCGATCAAAGTGCCTTGGCCTTTGTTGTATTCGTTACTTGCTTTAGTTGGGCTTGTACCGTCTTGGTTTTCTGTTTTAGAACTTGTCTTAACAACAGAACCACCAAAGTCAGCGCCTGGACCTACTGGATCTTTTGTATTAACACTAGTTTTCTTACCAGCTGCACCAACTGCATCACCTTCAGTAGCATCGCCTTCGCCGCCGTAGATATCACCAATACGGTCAACGTATTCGCGCATTAGTTCTGATGAACCTTTAGCAGAACCAGATTTACCACTACCGGACTTGCCGCTCATACCAGACTTAGCACTACCTGATTTACCAGATGCTGCTGAACCAGATTTACCTGATTTAGCAAATGGGTTACCAGCTTCCATCATGCCCATGTCTTCCATTTCTGGCTCTTCATGTTCCATACCTGGCTCTTCAGCTGGCATTTCTTCGCCGTGCTCTTCACCGCCCATGATTTCGTCAAACTTAGCTAATAGCTCGTCTAACTTAGCATCAATGTTCATTACTTGATCTTCGATCTCGCCATGAGCTTCTGCTTCGCCTTCTTCGCCGCCAAATTGTTCTTCGCCTTCTTCGTCGCCGAATTCTTCTTCGCCGCCAAATTGTTCTTCGCCTTCTTCTTCAGCTTCCATAGCGTGTGCTTCTTCGCCGGAAATTTCTTGAGTTAGGTCTTCTACTTGCTCGCCGTGAACATGTTCACCAACTTGCTCTTCATCCATGATTGACTCATAGATATCACGACTTTTTTCTACTACGATATTGTGAAATAATTCACGTGCTTTTTGATCTTCATCGTTAATGATGTATTCAATTAATTTTTCAAACTTGTTCATGAGAACTCCTTAATAAGTGGCTTTGTAAAGTTATTTACACAAAACTACGTATATAAAGGTTAAATGGGGGTTTTTTTGATGAATTTTAAAGAATTTGTACAGAAATACTATACACCAAGCGGGGCAGCGCCTGCTTCTGGCTGCGGTTGATACTGTTTTGCTACTTTTTCTAACTTCTGCTCGTGTTCTAATTTACGAACATCATGCGATTGTCTCATTTGATTCAGGTGTGCTAAGGTCAAGCGAGTTTTACGACTGTCATCCATTTTAAGTGATGTTTGGTCGTCTTTCTCGTTGTAATAGCCCTTGGGGGCTGCATCAAACAATTCAAAAATATTCATAATACTATTTACCGTTTTATGCTAAACCGATGGTGTTGCGCCCATTGCGCCTGCTACACCTGCATTACCGGGACCTGTTGCTCCAGGGGCACCGGGTTCCGCTGTGCCTGCGTCAGGGCCTAATGCTTCTAAGTCGGCTGCTACGCCACCGGCACTAACCCCTGCTCCGCCACGTAGACTAGGCGATTCTGCTGGTGCACTTTCAATGTCACCACGTTCTTCAGCAAACATCAATTCGTTTTCACTAATCTCTTGTTCACTCATGCCCAAGTAACGCTTCATTAAGAAACGCTTAGAGAAGTAACCCATTGGTTCTAACTGTGTAAATGTAGCAATACGAGCCGCATCAATGTCTGCTTGACGATACTGTGCAAAGTTTTGTGGCTCGTTAAACTGTAGATCAAACAATGACCCTTCAATGTTAAAGCCTCTCCAGCGCATAAACAGCTTGAACTCGCTGTCCATTTTTTCAGCAATCATTGACTGTAAACGAATACAGTATTGATTGAATCGCCACTCTTGTATAAGTGCTTGTCCCACACGCCCATCGTTAAATCCTTGACTGCCATCCTCGGCAGTAGTAGGCAAATACGAACTAGGAATACGCAAACCGCGGAATAATTTGTTGGTAAAGAAGCGTAAATCGGTGATTTCACCTAGGTTTTGGCCACCGGGGAACACGTCTACACTACTACCCCGTCCGTCGGCTGTAACCGGGAAGAAATAGTCTTCGTTCTGACTTAGCGGATTGTATGTAGTATCCATCATGTTGGCGCCGCTTCCACTACCACTTTGTGTAGGTATACGACGTTGATGAATTTCGTTTTTGATACGCTCAACGAATGCCATAGCCATGTGACTTGGCATATTACCCACGTCAATTTTGAATACACGACGCTCTGGTGCACGTTGTACACGATAGATAATGATCGAATCTTCTAGCAATTCTTTTTGTTTGAATACTTTAAAAATGTTTTCTAATACAGAGTTACCAAATGGCCAGTATACATCCAATCCTTCAGTTAAACTAATATGAACAATGTGTTCTGCGTTAATAACTGCTTCATTTTGTGCGTGACTAAATCTGCTACCACCACCAAATGGTGCTTGTGGCTGTGTATATGCACCGCTAGGACCACCTGTTTGCGGGTGGTTCATGTAGGTATCTGACGTACTAACTGCGGTAACTGTTAAATTCTGAAAGTTAGGGTTTAAATCTTTAATTAAGTATTGCTCTGGCTTCTTACCTTCGCCTTCGTTAACAATAACTTTGGTAATCTTACTCATTTCAGACCACATTAGTTTAAATGTTTCCGGATCGCGAATGAATACTTGGTCGCCGTACTTGAATACATTGCGAACAATCTTGAACATACGCTTGTTTAATTCGTTAAGAGCCACCCATTGCTGTAATTGCTCATTAATAATTTTAATTTCGTTATCGGTTGGCTTTTCTTTAAACTTGATAGTAAATGCTGTGTGGTTCTCTTGATTCTTTTGCGAGCAAAACTCTGCAAGAATATCTAAGGCCGCATTAACTTCAGAGTCCATGTCCATTTGCTCGTATTGATTGTAACGTTCAACACGGTTTGGCTGTCCTGTGTAAACCTCAGGAAGTTGACTTTGATAGTTACGCATACCCGGATCGGCTAAACGTCCAGCGCCTAGCGGACTTACGTTACTGGGTAAATTACTTGTCTTGAAATACTTTTTCCAGCCCGCCATTATGCTTGTCCTTTACTTTGTAGCCAAGCATTTCTTCTTGCGTCTGACCACGGTTTTCCTTTAAGACCTGCTGATATTTTGCGTTTATATTCAGGATCTTTGTATCTATTCAAAACTGTTTCTTTTATTTTTTGTTTTGTTTCGTTTGATAAAGTTTTACCTAAATTAGCGTTGCGAATATTCTGTGCATGTTCTACAGTTTTTGGTTGTCTATATTTTTCTTTAGCTTCTTCGGTTCTAACTTTACCAGTATTACCTTTACTAATTTTTTCAATTGTTTCTGGTTTGTGGGTCCAACCATTAAAACAGGCCCATTGATTAATTTTAATATTATCTAGTATACCACCGTCTATTTTACGACCATACTTAGTAATAAGCTCGCCTTCTAATATCTTAGCTTGCTCGTTTGTTAAATTATCTTTAACAATAATCCTGCGTTCAGTTGGCGGTAATGCAATATGTTTGTGATTAACATCAATTCTGTTATTTTTACCTTTACCGATGTAGTATGGTAACCCATCTTCAGTAATGTATTGATAAACGTAATAGTTGCAACCGGCCATATAATATTCTCTCGTTAGCTGTATTTATAGCCTACTAAGCAGACACCCGTAATATCTTTTCCGAAGTTGATTGCTGTGCCTTGAGCACTTTAATCATTTCGTCAAATTTGTGTATTAATGTTGATAAATCCATAGTTACTGGTACCGATTTAGATCCACTAAGTGGAACAATAGCTTCCTTACCATGTAGTGTTGCTTGGTACCCAGAGTCTGGACCATCTGCAAATCCGCCCTCTTTAGCTTGCACTTTGTTGTCTTTTAACAAGTTAATATCGTCTGTAGATCGTTTGCCAACTTGGCTTGCCCATTTACTTGATGCTAGATTAGCCACTGCCCCATCTATGTCACCGCCGCCGAGACTCTTCATTAAATTGGGCCAACTCTTATACCAACTAGGGCCCATGTTAAATGTCATGTCGGTTAGAGCACCTTGTGCTTTTTCGCCTAGCTTACTAAAGCCTGGAATAAGCGAAGCGGCTGCTTGGTGTACATCAAAGTCTTTCTTAAACAAATCCATTACTTCAGATTCTGAGAATTTCTTGTTCCATGCATCCGGAAGTGTACTACCATCGCCGATCAAGTGTCCTACACCAACTGTCCACTTGCCTAAACTGTCTTTGTAAGGCTCTAGCTTCATGCCTTCATGATTTTTAATCATGCCCATTAGCCAGTCTGCACCGCCGGTCCCAGATGGTAGTGTGTTATCTGCACCGCCGGATCCTTCAGCAGCAGTAGTTGTTTTTTTACTAGTTAAACCGTCGGCCAAAGAGCCAGTTTTCATTCGGCTTGTACCGCCGCCCATGCCAGATCCACGACCGCTAGGGGCAGATGGGGCCGGTGCAGGTACTGATCCTGCGGTTGGCGCTGTTCCTTTTGATTCACCGCCTGCGGCACCCGACGATGGGGGTGTTCCGCTAGGTGCAGTAGCCCCAGCTGGGGTAGCACCGCGACCGCGATTACCTGCTTTAGCAGCGGCTTCGTTCTGTTCTTGTTTACTAGATTTGGTATCTACTCCATATCTTTTAAGTGCATCTTCTAATTTTTCTGCACCAGCTGCTGCTGTTTCTGCAAATTTTGTAACCGGTTTAAGTAACTTGTCACCTAATGCAGATCTAAGTTTATCTGCATTTTCCTGCATTCCAGCAACAGAGGCATCTAATGGTGCCATGTTTGTGGCAGCAAGGTCGGCATTGGTTTTAGCTATTTGGGCGGCACCATCTTTTTGTGTTGCAGCCATTGACGTAAACGCATTTGCTATCTTGGTCTGTCCGTCAATTATGTCACTATGTACGTACAGACCTGCTTCAAGCATTGACTGATTTTTTACGTTAGCATCGTGCTGTGCTTTACCAATTTTACCAGTCTCGTCAAGAGCAAGTTGTTGTGCTTGAGATCCAGACATAGTACCATCTTTGACTGTTTTAGCATATAAATCAACTGAATCGCCTAGTTGTTTATTTGCTTGCATTGCTAATATTGCAGCAACGTTTGTAACAGGTCCACCAGCTACTTTTTGTAATACTGCCTCTTGTATATCAGCTGGATAGTTTGCAATACCTCTTAAAATTCCCTGGTATGTTTCTCTTTGTTCTCCTGTTAGCTTTGCATCAAGTACTGCTTTGAGAGAATCAATTCGAGCTTTTTCTGCAACTTTTTTAGCATCTTGGCCCGTTACGTCGGCAAGTATTTTTAAATCTTTACCGTATTGCGAAGTTGTTTGCGCTAACTCTTTGTCCGACATTACTCGCTGATTGCCAGCTGCATTCATATTAGCCATTACACCGGCTGACAATTCTGCCTGTTCTTCGGCAGTATAGCCTAGCTTGCGTAGTTGCATGCCTAGTTCGCTATTTCGTAATTCTTTACTAACGCCGGCTACACGCTTAGTGGCTTCGCCCATGCCAAGCCCCATGCCAATCAAGTCGTCTTTGCTTGCTTTAACTACAGTAGCTAGAGATTCAATGTCTAATCCTGCTCTTGACGCCTCTTTACGCATTTCGGTCATGCCACCACCAAATAATGCACCTGCAGAATTTATGTCATTAAAGCCTTTTTTAGTTTTTTGTAATTCTGTGCCTAGTGCCTGCACGGCTGCTTCTGCAACTTTGATACCTTTTTTAGCGAAAATATCAACTACAAAACTAACTGCCTCAATTGCCATACCTAACAGTTTAAGCCCTGGAACAAAACTTATCATCATTCCCAGAGTCTGGCCCATCCCAGCCACTTCGCTTGTTGTTTTTAAGGCCGCACCTGCTAGATTTTTTGCTGCATTTGTTGCCAATACAGTACTATCTGCACCGGATTGTAGACCCGAAATGAAATCCATTGCACCTTGAGACATGGATGCCATTACTTCGCCTGCACCAATTGCTAGATTGCCTAATGCTGCTTTGCTTGCTTTAGCAGCCGTTGCACTTGCTAGTTCGCGTTTTTGTGCGTTGATTGCACTAACTTTCTGAACTGCATCAGCTTTACCTTCGGCGTCTGCTGATTCTAGTGTTGCTTTTGTTGCTTTTTCTAATTCTTCGTCAAATTTTTCTAGTTTTTCCCGAATGCTGTCAAACGAATCTTTAGCTGTTTTTGTTCCGTCTAGGAAGTTTTGGAAACTTTTATACCCAGGCTGTGCTTTTTTCAAAGCATCTATGTTATCTTTAAGACCTTTAGCAAACGTGTCTAAGTCAGCAGAATTCCATTTAATCTGGCCGCCACTGCTACCGCCTTTTTGCAGTTCTTCAAGAATTTGTTGTAAGAGTTTTTCTTCCACGTTTTTTGCCTATAAATAATAGTATCAATATATTTATCGGATAAATCAACCATGGAAAATACACCAGACAGTAGTAC